TCATGACCTGAAACGCTTTCGCGGATGATAATCCGTCGGAGGCGTCCAGTCCTCGATAAAGGCTTCAAGGTCAGGGTCGTTCAGCGGCACGTCGATGACCAGACGGATGATCTGGTCGCCGCGCTCGCCCTCTCCCTTGGGCGCGCCCTTGCCGCGCAGCCGCAACTGGGCGCCTGAATTGGCGCCCGCAGGCACGCGGACCTCGACCATGCCGTCGATTGTGGGCGCCCGCACGGCGCCGCCGAACAACGCTTCTTTCAGGGAAATCGGCAGATCGAGCCGGATGTTGTCGCCCTCGCGACGGAACCAGGGATGCTCCTGGATCACGATCTCGATCAGCGCATCCCCCGCCGGGCCGCCATCGCGACCGGGATGGCCCTGGCCGCGCAGGCGCAGCACCTTGCCGCTCTCCACGCCTGCCGGGACCCCCACTTCCAGGGACTTGCCATTGGATAGCGTAACGCGCTTTTTCGCGCCGCGCATGGCGTCTTCAAAGCTGACATTCAGGCGCGCCTTGATTTCTGCGCCGCGCATGGGCTGCCCGCGGGAACGGGAGGCGCCAAAATCGGTGAACAGATCAGAGAACATATCGCCCAGATCCTCGAACCGGCCGCTGGGACCACGCTCGCCAGGGGCGCCGCCGGGGCGCGAGCGGAAATGATAGGCCGGGCGTTCCTGCCCCGCCGCATCAATCTCGCCCTGGTCAAACCGGGCGCGCTGTTCAGGGTCTGACAACAGCTTGAAGGCCTGGGTGACCTGCTTGAACTTGTCTTCGGACACCTTGTCATTCGGACGTGCGTCAGGGTGCAAAGCCTTCGCCAGCTTGCGGTAGGCGCGCCGGATCTCGTCGGCGCTCGCAGTGCGGGACACGCCCAGAATCGCATAGGGGTCAGTCATCATGGCCGTTGTGATAGCAGTCTCTTGCAAGTCGGGCGAGCACCGGGCCGCACCCGTACGGGTCACATCTGTGCGTTCCGCCTCAGACCTGCAAGACCGACGCCAGCCCAGCGCCATACCGCTCCGACACTTGCCGGACGCTGAAGCTGCAACCGCTCAGATCCGCCGGCAGCTCGGACAGGGAGAGAACAAGTTGCGGCGAAGCCGTCGACCAACGCGCGATGACAGCGCCGTTCAGGTCACGCAACTCCACCTCATAGGCTTCCCACGCCTCGCCCAGCGGCACGTCCACCCCCTGCCAGCGGTCCCCGCCGATCCGTGTGCGACGAATCCAGTTCAGCGTCAGGTCCGCCCCGCTCAGCGTCACTTTGAGATGAACCGGTGCGAGCGGACGCAAATCACGCGCTTGATAAACCGCCTGCAGCTGGCGGGCGCGACCATCGCTGCGCCGGGCGCCTTGGGGGACGGCGATGACAGACAGCGCCGCATCGCGTTCCGCATCGGTCACCGGCAACACGCCCAGCGCGCCATCAAGCCTCACCACGCTGGCGCCTGCCGGGGCGCCAGGCGCGGGAGAGCCGCCCAGGCCGCGCAACAAGCCTGTCAGGCGCCAGGCGCCGTCCTGTTCGAGCGCTGCGGTTTCAAACGCCAGAACTTCCCAGCCGTCTGGCGTTTCAACCGCGATCTGGTTGGCGCCCGCCAGAACCGACAGACGCGAGCGGCTTTCAAAGGCGCCGTCATAGAGCCGGACCCGCATCTCTGCATCCAGACGCCAACGTCCTTCGGGACCCGCGGGAAGCTCAGCCAGCAAGACGCCGGTCTGCGCAGGCGCGTTTATGCGTGATCGGACCTGCGCGCTCTCCAGATCCGCGCCGGCATACAATTGCACCGCTCCCGCCCAGGGCTGGCTCCACGCCGCCGCCAGAAAGCCATTGCGCGGCGCGTCTTCATCCGGGCCGAGGGGCAGGTCCAGCAAACGCACAAGCGGGCGTCCCGCCGCGACCGGCGCCGCAGGGATTTGCGGTTCCGGCCCGGCCACCGGCGCCAGCCCGCCCAGCGCCGGGCCGAGCTGAGCTGTGCGCGACGCGATCCCCTCCAGCGCATCCAGCCGCCAGAGCGGGCTGTCGCCTTCACGCATCTGCACCGGATCACCCGCTTCAAGTCGGGCCATTGAGGGCGGCAGGGCTGCGCTCAGGCTCTCCCCTTGCGTCCGGGCGCGCGCCAAAAGATCACGCGCCCAGCCCTGCGCCAGACCACGATCGGCCAGGATCGGCGCCTGAATTGAGATCAGACCCTCGGTCACATGATCCAACCCGCGCGCGCTGACAGCGGCGGGGGCATAGTCGCCTTCATCGCCAATAATGACGAGCTGCGCATCGGCGGGCGCGTCTTCCAGCGGCGCGCGGGTATAGACGGCGCCGTCCGCCCCTTCGGGCAATTGATCAACCTCCAGCATGACCGGCGCGCTGACGGGAGACAGCGGCAGACAGGCCGCGCCTCGGCTTTGATCCACCAGCGTAAAGCCGAACACCGCGCCCAGGCTGGCGATCACATCGCGCGCCCGTTGCGGACGATTGATCACATAGCCCGCCAGCACGCCGTCGATCTGGCGCGTGTCCAGCGCGTCCAGCCCGGCGCGGCGGGCGATATCGGTCACCACGGTGCTCAACGAAGACTGCCCCGCCCGCCCCGTCAGCCAATGCCCGCGCCGCCAGTTTCCGCCATCGCTCCAGATATCGCTGCGGGCGGGAAATTCAGGAAATGGCCGGGCGTCCCAGCACCAGACATGGCTGCGTTCCAGATCCAGCATGGGGCCGCCATAGACGGGTGACACCGGATTGCGGCCCAGCTCGGGCGCCCAATAATCGAGCACGGTTTCGATGGCCCGGCGCTGGATCAGGTCGTCACGCGCGCCGTTGGAAAAATGCGGCGCCCGGCTTTCCGCGCTTTTGGGATCGAGGAAGACATTGGGCTGGTTTGAGCCCTTGTCCACCGCCGGGCAGCCGAGCTCCACAAAGCGGATCGGCTTGCCGCCCGGCGCCCAGCCTGTGGGCGTCGCCGCACGGTGTCCGCCCACCCGGTCATGATGGGGATTGGACCACCAGTCCGCGAGGCGCTTATACGCCCAGATCCAGTCCTCCCCATGGGCCGTGTCGAGGATGGGCGTCCGGGTCTGGCTCAAACGGTCGGCGTCCGACGCGTAATACCAGTCCCCGCCTTCACCGCCTTGCACATTGGCGCTGAGATAGGCGCGATCATGGATCGAGCCGAAATCCGCATCGGCATGGCTCTCCCCGTCTCGCCAGTCTGACAAAGGCGCATACCAGTCGAGCCCTACATAATCCACGTCGGGATCCGACCAGAGCGGATCGAGATGAAACAGGCGGTCCTCGCTGCCGTCCCGGGGCGCATGCCCGGAATATTCAGACCAGTCCGCCGCATAGGACAGTTGCACCGACGGCCCCAGAAGCGCCCGCACTTCGCCCGCCAGCGCCTTGAACCGCGTGACCGCCGGGTATTCGGTACGGCTTGAGCGCACACGATTGAGCGCGACCATTTCCGACCCGATCAGAAAGCTCTCCACACCGCCCGCCGCTTTCGCCAGCGCGGCATGGTGCAGGATGAACCGGTCAAAGCCCCAATCCCCGGCCGGGCCGTCATAGCGCACCGTATCGCCGGAAACCTGGAAGTCCGTCGCGCGCACGCCGCCGAAAAAACCATCCACCTGCACGCTCGCTTGCGCGCTTTGATCGGGCGAGCCCGGCAAACCCGGCGCCGGCGTGCAACTGATCCGTCCGCGCCAGGGATAGGCGGCCTGATAGGGCGCGCCATAAGGGTCGTCGCCGCGCGTGGTCTCAGGAATATCCATCAGGATGAAGGGATACAGCGTGACCTGATAGCCGCGCTGTTTGAGCGCCCGGATCGCACTGATCACGGTCTCATCAGACGGCGTGCCGCCATAGACCGGTGCGTCATCACGCTGGGACACCAGATGCGCGTCAGCTCTGGACAGTCCTGCTACCGACCAGTCCAGCGGCCGTGTGGTCTTTTCACGCGTCTCAACGCCCGGCCGGATCTGGCAGGCGCCGCAGCGCAGATCATCGCCGAACCAGCTTGTGACCAGCGCCACCGATCTGACCTGCGGCAGGCGTGCGGCCAGATCATCCAGCGCCGCTTCGAGATTGGTGAACGCGCGGCTGGTGTGAACGTTCTCGGCCAGCTCCTCGCCTTCGCGCAGCTGGCGATAGACCGGCTCTGTCGCATAGACGAACTCGCCCGAGGCCGGGATCAGACACACGCCCTGAACCAGGTGTTCCAGTTGCGGCTCATCGCTCTGGTCCTCGCCCGCGCCCAGCACCTCAAAGCTCAAATTGGGCAGGCGCGCGCCATAGGCGTCGAGCGGGAAATCCTCAAACACCATGTAGGCGAGGCCGCGATAGGCGGGCGCAGCGCCCTCCACCGCTTCGATCAGCGGGTCCGGCGCCTGATCGGACGCGCCGGCATGGAGCCGCATCACCGCCGCGTCATGGTCCAGCAATTCGCCATTCGCCCAGATGCGCCCCACGCCGGACACCAGGCCTTCACAGAGGGCGACCGCAAAGCTCGCGGCATACTCATACTCGGTGATCTCCGGCCCGCCCTTGCCGCCGCCGGAGCTGCGCGTGCGGGCGGTTTCGGTGACCGGCCCCAGCCAGATCACCTGCCCGGCGAGACGCATCCGGCCATAGACGATCGGCATGAAGGCGCCCTCGGTGGAGGTCTGGACGCTGAAGCTCTCAAGACGCGGGCCTTGCTGGTCTGACGCAAACAGGCCGCCAACCAGCGAGCCCACCCCCGCTTGCAGGAATGACGCGCCGACCTGCTGGGCGGCGGACAGGAGAAGCTGACCCATATGATCCTCGCTCTGGCTAAAGGGGGAAGGCGAAAGCGCCTGCGATCCGCCGGCGCCACCAGGGACCCAGCGCGGTCTCGCACACGCGCTGCCCCCGCCAGGCGTGCAGGATGCGATCCGGCGCGCTCAGGATCGCGCAATGGCGCGCCGGGCCGTTCGGAGAATAGTGAAACAGCACCACATCGCCCGGCGCCGCCGAGACGATCTCGACAGGAGATAACCAGCGCGCCGCCGCCTCGCTCAGCAGATCGCGCGCGCTGCGCTCGGCCCAGTCAGGCGTATAGGGCTGCAGGGTCTGGGGTTCGGGACCATAAAGCGCACGCCAGACGCCGCGCACGAGGCCCAGGCAATCACAGCCCGCCCCCTTCACGCTCATCTGGTGATGATAGGGCGTGCCAGTCCAGCTTCGCGCTTCGCGAAGGATGCGCGAGCGGTGTTCCAGCTCAGTCATCAGCGCGCGCTCACCGGACGGATCAGGGCGTCATTGCCGGGCATGTGCGGACAGCCGCGAAAGTTCGCAGCGTTGGAAAAGCGCGCCTTGCAGGTCTCTAAGCGCTTGTCGCATCCGAGTGTCAGCCTGAGCGCCTCGCCCGCTTCGGCGGCGGGCGCCGCGCTGTCGAGTTCAACAATCAGCCCGGTCCCGTCCGCGCGCGCCGTGACGATGCGCTGGTCCGGCCAGGATGGCTGAGCTGTCCAGGACAGCACACCTTCAGAGAAAACACTGGCGTCACCCGGCGCCGGGTCCAGCCCCTCTATCCGAATAGCGCGCCGGGTGATCTGTCCCGCCAGCAGGCCGCTCACTCGGCGTCCCAATGCGGCCAGATCGACCTGACAGCGTTCATCGCCCAGCTCGGCGTCGCATTGGCGCGAGAACACCCGGCCGATCGTGCGGTTCAGACGCGCGGACAGGCCTGAAACTTCCGCTTCAAAGCCCTGATCGCCATAGCGGATCTCGCCCAGCTCTCCGGTGAAGGCGCGATAGTGAAGCGTCGGGTCTGACCAGTCGACCCGATAGAGCGTCAAAGCGGCGCCGTCCCAGGCGCCCGCCTTGATGGCGTCCTTGGTGATCACGCCGCTGTCGAGCTGCCCGAACACGGCGCCGCGGGCGGGGGCTGATCCCGTTTCACTTCGCAAATCGCCGGCGCTGAAACCTGAGGCGGGCTCACAGCTTACGCCATCCACTTGCAGTATCTGGTCATGGTCGGTGAAGCCAAAGCAGGCGCCGTCGCGGCGGGTCAGGATCCAGGCCCAGCTCAGCGTGGTCACCCCCGCATCCAGCCGCGCCTGAAACTCGGGCGGAATCTCGATCATCACGAGCCTCCATAAAAAAAGCCCCGGCGAAAAGCCGGGGAGAAGCTGGGAAACATCCAGCCCTAAAGCCGAACCTCGATCAAAGGCACGGAGCCGATCATCGCGGCGCCGCCCTCAAGGCTCGCCTCCAACTGATCGGCGTCAAACCGCGCCGGCACATCAAAGCGGAACCCCGCCGTGATCAGGGCGCCGTCGGGCGGCGGCGCGTCAAAGACGATCTCGCCGCCCGTCTCGACGCTGACCGGTGTTTCAACGCCGTCGAGCGCCACGCGAACGCTTTCGGTCTGGGGCAGCATAATCGGGCGGTCCCAGCGTCCTGCGCCATCGCCATAGGCTTTGAGAAGTGGAAACCGATCCGTCACGCCATCCCCCGCTCCAATCACCTGATCAAGCGGGCTAGGCGCGACGCCGGGCCCCGCCGAGCCGTGATCAAAGGGGTCTGTGAACCGAAAGGCGTGCAACCGCCCCAACCGGGCTTCGAAAAAGGCGGTGAGCCGCGCCAGGTCCGCCTGCGACCGGACGCCCGGCGCCGCATCCCAGCGCCGTCGTGAATCGCGCCAGACAGCGTTGCGCTCTTCACGGCCCGAATTGAGCGTCACGATCTCGGTGCGCCGTTCGGGGCCCCCGCGCGCCGCCAACCCGATCGAGAGGGGAAAGCGCACATCATGAAACGCGCTCATAACCGGCGCCCTCCCCTTTGTACGGCGCGCGCCACCGCGGCGGCGATCTGGCTTTCAGAGCGTTTGACGCCCTCAAGCGCCTGCCCCTGAGCGATGATGGTGATGTTGACCGGCGCCGCGCCCAGGGGCGACACCGCGCCTGACTGGCCGGGCGTGAACACTTCCGGTCCCCGCTCGCCCACCAGATAGCGTTCACCGGCCATCACAGGTCCACCCTCGGCGCGCTGGCCCAGCACCCCGCCCAGAAGCGAGCCCAATTGCCCCGCAGCGCTGGCCAGAAGCCCCGGCAGGGGCTGAAGAATGAAACGGTCCAGCGCCAGCTCGGCGAAGGTTCGGGCGATCTTTTCCGCCATGTCTGAAAAGCTCAGCTCGCCGGAGCGCGCCGCGCCTTCAAGGCTGGAAGCGATGTCGCGGCCCGCGCTTTCAAAGGCGTCGGACAGGGCCCGCGCGGCGCTTTCGCCTTCACGCGCCGTCTCGGTGAGTTCACGCCGCGCCGCACCGGCGTCCGCGGCGAGATCCGACAGGTCAAAGGTGTCGGTCATTGGGCTCCTCCATCAGGAAAGTCTTTGATCAGCGCCTCGATCGCCTGACGGTCGGGCGGCGGCGGAGCGACCGGCCCCAGCGCCGCGCACAGCGCCCGCCATTCCGCCAGCGACAGCGCCCAGAAGGCGTCAGGGCTCAGCCCGAAGCGCAAAACGCCCAGCGCGAACCAGCCCGGCCAGCACCCGGTCATGTAAGGTTCGCTTCAAAACAGCTCAGCACGGCCCGGGCCGCGTCTGCGGGGGCCGCCGCGTCCGCCAGCGCCTGCGCGTCCTCATGCCCGCCCGCGGTCAGCAAAGCGGTCAGAACGCAAGTGAGATCGGTCGCGCTGAGACTTCGAAATCGTTCGGAGAGCGCTTCGAGCCCTGAGACCTCCAGCGCCTGTTCGATCTGCATCAGGGCGGCAAGGCTGAGACGCAAGTGAACCGGCGCATCGCCCAAATGGGCGCGCACCTGTCCAGATTGAGAAATTGTCATGAGCACAAACTTTCTGCGCCGTTAGACTGGGCGCGGATCAATGTGAAGGGATCACCCATGCGCCGCTTGCTCGCCTGTTTCGCTCTCGCCTCTCCGCTGGTTCTGTGCGGGTGTGAAAGCCTGTTTCAGGACGTTTATGACGACCGCTACGAGGAAGAATGCGAGACGCTGCGCAACCCTGACGCCTATCGCGCCTGCCTCAATGAGCTTGAGGACATGCAGCGTCAGCGCCGGATTGACGACCGCAGCTCAGAGGGCTGAGAAGGTCAGGGCGCCCGCTGACGCCAGCGACAGCGAATAGCTCGCCTCGCCGTCATGGCGGCCGGAATATTCCAGCGCGGTCACCAGGAACGGGCCTTCGATGACGCCAAAGTCCGGCACGATCACGCGCCAGCTGCGCCTGGCCTGATCAAAGAACACGCTCCGCACGGTCTCGTCCGCCGCGCTGTCGACAAAGATGCCCGCGCCTGAAATCGCCGCAGTGCGCACCCCGGCGCCGTCCAGCAATTCGCGCCAGCGCCCCGGACTGTCAGCGTGGGTCACCTCGACCGCGCGGGCGTTCAGCGACAGGGTCTTGGCCCTCAGCCCCGCAATGCTGGTGAAACTCTCCGGCGATCCGCCATCGCCGATTTTCAGCAAGACATCCTTGCCCGCTTGCGCCGTCATGGCGTGTCTCCTTGGATTTGAATGAGGGTTCTGACCCGCGCCAGCCCTTGCACGATGCGGGTGTCGGAGGTTGAGAACAGGTCGGCGTAGACCAGGCGTGGATGGATGGCTGCAAAGCCGGCCTCCAGCGTCAGCGGGCCCGTCTCCAGCGCAGACCGGATCGCGCCCAGCGCCTTCTTGATGGTCTCGCTGTCATCGCGCCGCCCGCGGATCAGAAGGGTCTGGCGCAGATCAATCAGCCGGGCCTCGCTAGCGTCCGCCGCGTCGCTTTCCACCCGCCCCAGATACAGGAAGGGATAGCGCACGCCGGATCTGGGCTGCTCAAAGATCCGCGCCTCCAGCTGGGCCGTGACGCCCGGATCGCTGCGCAAATGCGCCAGAAGTCCGTTCTGGAACGCGGCTTCCGCGCTCATAGCCGCACCGGCATGTAGGGGGCTAACAGCCGGTCCACGATCTCAGGCGCAGGCGGCGTCTCGCCCCCCTCGCCCCGATCCGCGCCATAGCGCGCCGCGACCAGATGCAGGATCGCCGCGCGCAAGGGCGCCGGCACGTCGTCGGGCGTCTCGCCAAACCCGGCGGTGAACTCAATCTCGATCCCGCCCGCCTTGACCACAGGGCGCGGCAAGGAGAAGGGCAATATGGCCACCAGCCGTCCCGGCTCGCCGGTCTCCACCCGGTATTCCGCCGGATCCCAGACCGAGAGCGTCCCGTCCCGCTCGCGGCCGCGCACCGCCTCGACGCTCAGAAGCGGCGCCTTGGCGAGGCTGACCGCCAGCCCCGACGCGCTCAGCCGGTCGCGCGGCCAATCATCCAGCCGCTCGCGCCAGCTCTGGGTGATCAGCGCCAGCCCGGTGCGCGCTTCCACATGCTCACGGGCGGCGATGATCGCGTCGGTGATCAGCGCATCGTCGTCTTCATGGCTGACGCGCAGCCAGGTTTTCGCTGCGTCGAGACTGACAGGTTCCGCCCCGGGCGGGCTTAAAAGAGTGAGAGACATCGCGCCGCCTCCTTTTCAAAAAAGCAAAGCCCCGGCGCTGGGGCCGGGGCTTTGAGGTGGGGGAGAGAAGGCTCGGATCAGGCGGCGAATTTCAGACACTTGATCGCGTCGAAATCCTGCACGCCGCCGCCGACGCGGCGGGTGGTGTAAAACAGGACATAGGGTTTCGCCGAATACGGATCGCGCAGCACCTGAACGCCCTGGCGATCGACCACCAGATAGCCACGCTCGAAATCACCAAAGGCGATGGAATAGCTGTTCGCGCCGATATCGGGCATGTCCTCGGCCTCGGTGACGGGATAGCCCATCAGGCTCGCCGGTTGGCCCGCGCCCTGGGCGGGCTGCCAGATATACTGGCCGTCTGCATCCTTGAACTTGCGCACGGAGGACACCGTGGAGCGGTTCATCACAAAGCGGCCATTGGCGCGATAGGCGGTCTTGGGCGCATAGATCAGATCAATCAGCGCATCTGCAGGGTCAGACGCGGAGAAGCCGCCCGACACCCCGGTCGAGACAAACCCCATCTCGCCCCAGCTTTCCGTGCCGACTTCGGCCATGGTGTAGCTCAAGAACCCGCGCGGCTTGTTCACCCCGTCGCCGGAGACGAAGGCCTTGCCCTCGGCCTCGGCGAACACGTCGCGCACTTCTTCAGCCAGCCATTGCTCGAGATCGACCAGCGCATCATCAAGGATCGCAGGCGTCGCGGCGGGCATGGCGTAAAGCTCGGCGGTCGGAAATTCGAGCAGCTCCAGCGAGGACGCGTCGGTTTCAGGCCGGCTCGCCGTCTCCGCCGCCCAGGCGCCTGCTGCGCCGCCCGCGCTGACCGGTTTCTTGAAGGTGTGAGACCGCGTCTGTTTGACCGTGGCGATGGACCGGATCGGGCTGACCTCGCGGATCAGGCGTTCAATACGCGTTTCAAGCTCCGCCGGCGCCACATGGCCGCCCGTTGCGCCGGTCTGGCCCGACAGCGCTTTTTGATCGAGCGCTGGCGTTTCGCCTGTGCGCAGAAAGCCGGACCAGCCCGCCGATTTCACATCGGCGCCGGACAGGTCGGGCCGCGCCGCTTCCCGGCTGAGACGGTCGAGGCGGGATTGGGCCTCGTTCAGCGCCGCGTCTATGCGGTTCACCTTGTCGGCAATGAGCGGATCGGCGCCGGTCTTGGATTCCAGCGCCTCCAGGCGGTCGTCATTGGCCTGTTTGAAGTGTTCAAACGCGGCCAGCATGTCCGCCATGGCCACGCGCGTGTCAGCGGAAGGAACCGCCATCTTGGTTTCCCGGCTCATGAAAATCCTTTCTGTTCATGATGCGAAGTCAAAGCGGTCAGGCCGCCGACGCGGCGAGCCGCGCCTCAGAAGCCCCAAGGACGCGAAGCCGCGCCTGGGCCAGCATGGGAAAGGTAACGATGGACACCTCCCACAGATCGAGCTGAAGCAGATCGCGTCCGCCGCCCGGTCGGGGCGCGGAGCGTTGCGTGCGAAACCCGATGGAGAGGCCATCCACCGCCCCTTCGCGCACCAGCCCCAGGGCGGCGCGTCCGCGCGGCGCGGTCGAGAGAATCCGGCCGCGGACATAGAGCCCGCGGCCGTCCTCGGCGATCTCGTCCCAGACGCCCACAGGTTCCGCTGCATCATGCTGGAACAGCATGCGCACCCCTGTGGGGCCTCGCGCTTTCAGCCCCTCTGCAAAGGCCCCCGCGCGGACGAGATCGCCCCCCTGATCCTCGATATCAAACAGGCTGGCATAGCCAGCCACCTCCAGCGTCTCGCCAGAGCCGTTCAGCGCCTGCATGCGCGCCTCCCCTGAAAATGTGAAAAGCGGACCGGTCAGTCCTGTTCGAGGCGACGCTCGATGCGTTCCAGCGCAGCGCGCGAATACGCGGCGTGCGCTTCCAGCCGCGCCAAACGTTCAGCCACCGGCGCGGTGGCGTCGGCGCGGGTTTCCAGCTGATCGAGGCGCTCATTGGCGGCCCCGGTCCACATCAAGGCGCCCGCGGTCTGCAGCGTCAGCGCCAGAATGACGCCGAGGGTGATCGAGCGATCCAGCCGCCAGCCTTGGGCGACCTGGTCTCCAAGGCTCATGACGGCTCTCCTTGTCCTTGCGGGGCGAGGCCCAGAAGGGCGCGCTTTTCATCCGGCGACAGGAAGTCCGCGCCGGAGATCTGCGCCCAGCGCGCGGCGCGCTCTTCTGTAAAGGCGGGCAGGCCGTCTTCATCCACGCACAGCTTCGGATCGGTCCCGAACCAGGGCGCCAGAAACCGGTTGAGCGCGGCGGCGGTTTTCTTCGCCAGCGGCAACACCGTCTGGCGATAAAACGCCTGATTGGCCTCGCGATAATTGGAATAGGTGTTGTCGCCCGGCAGCCCCAGCAGCATGGGCGGCACGCCAAACGCCAGCGCGATCTCGCGCGCCGCCTCTCGCCGGGCCTGAATGAAATCCATTTCGGCGGGGGAATGGCCCATGGGCTTCCAGTCGAGCCCGCCTTCCAGCAGCAAGGGCCGCCCGGCGTTATCGGGGCCGGTGTAGAGGCTTTCCAGTTCAGCTTTCAGCCGGTCAAACTGATCCGGCGTCAAACGTCCCTGCCCCTCTGATCCGGTCTTCATCACCAGAGCGCCGGACGGGCGCGCCGCGTTATCCAGCAGCGCCTTCGCCCAGGCGCCGCCCGAGGCGTGCACATCCACCGCCCGCGCCGCCGCCTCCATGGGCGACAGGCCATATTGATCGTCGGTCGGGTTAAAGAGTTTCAGATGCAGGACAGGCGACCGGCCCGACGCGCGATCGCGCTGAAACACCTGCGCGCCGGACGCTGTGCGATATTCCCAGCCCTCCGCCCAGCCCTTGGGGCCGGTCATCACACGCACCCGGTCAGGCCGCAGCGCATAGAGCCCCGGCGCGCCCGCCTCAAAGCCGGACAGGTGCAGATAGGCGTCGCCCGCCACCTGCAGATGGCTTTGCACGCTATCCATCAGCTCGGCGCCGGACTGGTCGGGATTGGGCGCTTGGATCAACGCCATCGCCTGCTGGCTGGCGCGATCCTCGCTGAGGGTCTTCAAAGGCGTCGCGGCGACCGCTTCCGCGATCAGCCGCACGCAACGATGCGCGACGGCGTTTCGGGCATAGCCTTCGGTGGCGAAGGCGGCGTAGCCGCGCGGGCTCCAGCTCGCCCCCGTCCCGAATCCGAGCGCAAGGGTTCGCCCGGCCGCCTTGCGACCGAGACCCAGCCAATGCTTGAGCATGGCGTTCTCCTGTTGAGTTAGAGCCGTCGCAGCCGGGGGCTGGCGGCCGAAGGCGTCAGGGCGGCGACCGCCCAGACCAGCGCGTCCACCCGGTCCGGGCTGCCGCTCTGGTCGGGGGCGCCAAAACTGCACATCTGGTCTTCCAGCGCCGGCATGCGCACCGCATGTCGAACCCGGCCGCGGGCGTAGAGCGCGGCGACAGGTTCAGCCCGCGCCCGCTTGCCGCGGCTGGCGTGAACCAGCCGCACCGGCAGATCCGGCGCTGCGGCCTGCAACACGGCGCGGACCATGTCCCCGCCCTGATTGGCCTCGGCGATCACAGCGTCTGCGTCCAATGCGTCAAAGGTTTCCGCCACCCGCGCCGCCCAGTCTTCGGGCCGCGCCTGAAGACTGGCATCTTTCAGGATCACCAGCCGGGCCTCGCGACCCTGACCGGAAGCGCCGGCGGCGATGATGCCGCATTCATCCCCGGTCGCGCTGGCGGGCGGGTCCACCGCCACCACCACGCGTTCGGGCTCGAACTCTGAAAGCGCCAGCGCCTGATCAATCAGACCGCGCGTCCACAACGCCCCTTCGGGATCGTCGATCAGCACGCCCTCAAGCTCCTGTCGCGCCAAACGACTGGCGCCATAGCGCTCGGTCATCGCCGCGACGAAACCCGGCGCCAGATTGGGCGCGTTCGCATCGGTCCCAGCATGGCTGACCACCACGCCCGCCTGTTTCAGAAGCGCCTTCAGCGCCGGCAACGGCCGGGGCGTGGTGGTGATCATCAATTGCGGCTGCTCGCCCAGCCGAAGCCCCAGCCCCAGCATGTCGAGCGTCTCCTGAGGCCGGGTCCAGGCCGCGAATTCATCCGCCCAGGCGCAATCAAATTGCGGCCCGCGCAAGCCGTCCGGGTCTTCAGATGAAAAGCCATAGGCCATCGCCCCGTCCGGCCAGACCAGACGGTGACGGCTGGCTTCATAGCGGGGACGGTCCTCATCCTCGCCGATATTGAGAAAGCCTGACGGGCCGGACACCATCACCTCGCGCACATCGGAAAAGGTCGGCGCCACCAGCGCGATGCGCCGTCTGCCCGCCTTCACCTGCGCCCTCACCCATTCGGCTCCGGCGCGGGTCTTGCCAGCCCCGCGCCCACCGAGAAACAACCAGGTGCGCCAGTCGCCGTCAGGCGGCAGCTGATCAGTGCGCGCCCAGAAGCGCCAGCTAGTCGCGAGGCGTTTCACCTCCTGAGGGGTCTGATTGCGCACCCACGCCCTTCGCTCTGAGATGCTCTGCGAGGCGATCGAGCCGGCGATCGAGTTCGGCGTAATAGTCTCGTTCGTCACCCGCTTGCTCCTCATGCGCGGCGGGAGCGCCACCCGTCTCGGTCTGGGTCATGGTTTCACTCCAATGTTTGAGATCGCGGCCCGCCTTGATCAGCGCGGCGATGGTCTTCGCCTGCCGTTCGGCCTTGCCCGCATCCCCATCGTCGAGCGCCGCCAACGCCGCTTCCAGGCGCCGGTTCAGCTCCGCGATCATCCTTGCGGGCGCGGGGGGCGGGAAATGCTGGTCAATCCAGCCGCATCTGTCGGTGATTGTTTTCGGCTTCAGCCCGAAAGCCGCCGCCAGGTGTTCGGCGCCCTGCCCGGCCCGCCAGCCTTCATGAATGGCGATCCAGTCAAAGCGCCGCCCCCCACCCGTCCGGTCCGGCGCCAGGAGGGGCGTCTTCGTGTTCAT